TCAAGCTGTTGATGCATCGTCCTTGATAGCGGCGGTGTCGCTTCGCATAGTTCCTTGTGCTTTGCCTTCCAGTGCTCTGCTATCTTCCAAGCGCTCATCTTCAACCCCAAGGCTGCTGGCCCAAGCCAACACAGAAGATCGTGAATAGAGCGGCGAGGAAGAGGATCAGGCCGAGACCGGAGGCAATTTCGCGAGTCCAAGAATTTGCGGCCGGATGTGGAGCGCGCCAGTAGTTGCTCATCCCTGCGGCCTCCGCGCATACAAATCATTCTGCGCTCTGTCTTTCAGATCGAGACGGCGAGCCTCTTTGAGGACTGCAGCGTCTACCTGCTCGCTCGTCATTCCATTGAAGCAGGGCCAGCAGATCACAAGACCGCGCGGCTTCTCCTGACGGCAGGAGGGGCAGGCAAGTTCGTTGCGAATGACTCGCTCTGCAGAGGCTAGGCGGCTGGCTGCAAGCCGGGCTATGACCTCGGCAAGCGGGCGCACTGGAAGTGTCAGATAGTCACTCATTATGCCGCCTTCTCAATTTGTAGAGCGGGAAATTCCAAGTCTTGTGGCTCAGGATCGGAGAGCCATTGAACGAGGCGGTCGAGTTGCCATTTTTCTTCTGCGTTCCCCGCTGCGAACCCCGCTGCGACCCACGCTGCGGCCCCCGCTGCGGCCCTCGCTGCGGCCCCCGCTGCGACCCCCGCAGCGGCCGAAATTTCGCCGCGCGCAAACTGGCGCGAAGCTATGATTGCATCGCGAACTCGCATATCCTTCGGCACTTGCTTTTCGTAGATGTGCAGAACGCGCGCTGCGCAATCGGCAAGCCAAAGACGGATGCGGCGCTCCACGTCTTTGTCCTTCTTGGCAACCGCTGAAGCGGCCCAGAGAAGATCATCGAATGTCACGCCAGCCTTGACGGCCTGACGGGCCGAAATCTTCTTCCCGTCCCACTTCTTCGCGCCGCCGAGCATCTTGACGACTTCGGCTTTCCGCTCTGGGCACGGCGAAAGCTTCACTAACTCGTCGTAGGTCAAACCGATCATTTCGAGGCCCTTTTCAGGATGACGAGGTTATCAGCTTTCGGAGAGACTTTGCGCGGCTTGCGCTTCATTCTCTTGACGATTTGTGGCACGCTCAAGCTAGGTTCGTCATCCCGCGCTATGACTTCGCAGCCTCGATCGGCAAACCATTCCAGGATGGCCGAGCCATCATGAGAACTCAGCCCCCTGATAGTTATTGTCCTCGGTCCTAGCCGGGTGGAGAGACAGGTCAGAAGGCGCATTAGCGTTTCCCCTTGCAACTGTTGCGAACCTAAGTTACACATGCGCCAGTGTCAAGCGACAAAGCAACAGATGACCGAAAATGAAGTGGTGAAGGCCCTGAGCAAGGATATTGCGCGGGTTGGCGGGTTGCGTAGATGGGCACGGGCTAATCAGGTATCCGCGCCATATGTCTCCCGCGTCGTTCGTGCTGAGATGCCGCCCACGGACGCCATTCTAAGCCCTCTTGGGTTCGAGCGGGTCATCGTCTATCGCAGGAAGGGCGGAAAATGAGCGTATGGTACCAAGGAAGCGAGAGAGAGGAGGCCGCGCGGCAGAAGTTGTATGAGCACGTCTGCGAACTGCGAGAATCATTGCTCGATTTGCTTAATATGGTTTCCGCCAGCAATGATCCCGCCCCCGCCATCGGAGACATTCACCGCTCCGAGGTTGAGCTTCTACGCCATAGGGCTCGCGCCATCGAACTGCGGGACCTAAAAATCAACCGCGCCAGACGAGTAATCGACGGCACTAAAGAGGCCGAAAAACTCGCTGGCAAGCAATAGGGAGTGGATATGACATCGCCTTGGGTTCTAACCAAATCCCGCCGCACAAAGCGTTACAAGTCCCTCCATCTCCAGCTCGCTAAAGAAGTCTGGGGAAGGCGGAAGTGGTGGGTGAGGGAGTTTTGGGCATGATCGGAATAGACGCATTGATCTCCATTCTATTCGCGCTGCTGTTGTTTTTTATGGCGACTGACAAATGATCGCCCTCACCCTCCCCGTGCCCCCAAGCACAAACGCCCTCTTCAAGAACGTGGCCGGCAGAGGCAGGGTAAAGACGGTTGAGTATTCCCGCTGGCTTAAACACGCCGATGCTGCGTTCTATTGCGCTCGTCCAAAGCCCATTTCTGGTCCGGTTGAGATTACAATTCTCTGCGAGGAAAACAACCGTCGTGACCTCGGGAACTACGAAAAGAGCGTTACCGACTGGCTCGTCCGCTGCGATCTCATCGACGGCGACAGATGCAAGGTCGTTCGCAAGATAACTTTGGCCTGGCACGCTGGGCCGGGGTGTTCGGTGGTGGTTCGATCATGCGCGCGCTGACCGACAATGAGGGCCGCTTAGAACGTGATCTCCCAAACTGGGATTGCAGGTCGGTTCTGGCTCCTGCGGTCGGTCGCTACCAAATGCGCAACGGCTCGTTCGCTCAAGTCCTGCGAACATATACGATTCCGTTCATTGATGGAATGACTGGAAAGCCAAAGAAGTTCATAGTTTGGCAGGGTCGCTGCGAATGTTGCGACTCAGTGCTTTCGTGGAACGCGAACGGCACCTATGCGGCGATCGGATTGCATGAATTTGATCTTGTTGCCGCCGCATGACCATCAAGCACTTCACATGGGCATCAACGGAATCCGAAGCCGCCGAACTCCAAGCCCAAGGCTGGAAGGTGGCAGAGCAGAAGATCGTCCATCATCACGAATATGGGATGTTACTCATCTACGAAGGAGAATTGCCAAATGAAAGGCGGCTACCGCATGAGCAACAGTGAATACATCGCCGAGCAACTCCTGAGACAGCGCGGGTGGAGCTCAAAGGATCCCGCGCGATCAGAAGTTGAGGTTTACAAATTCATCCTCGATATGCGCAACCTTCGCGCCGAGATGCTTCTCAATGGTTGACCGCTACGGCAATACCATCGTCATAGGCTGGTCCGTCACAGAGGAGTTGTGGCTTGAGGCCATTATCAAAATGGGGTCTCAGCGCGCTCACCTGATTGAGCTATCCGAATTGACCGGGAGAAGCCTTGAGGCAATCAAGCAGAAGATGGTTCGCCGGCGCAAGGCTATCCTGAGGAAGCAGAACAGGGAAACACTTGCGGTTCTTGCGCGGCGGTTTCCATTGATAGGCTCCTGCGGTGAGGCGGCAAATGCTTCCGTCTGTCAGCCAGAAGCATCACTCACATCCTCGGATATGAGGCGCGGCGTTTCCTAGGTCGCTCGCGCGCTGATCCGATGCTTGAACCTTTCAGCTACGCAGGAATTGAATGTATAAGACCTCCTCAAAACTTGCTCAAGCCCACCTCGCTAGGATTACAACTCACGATGAGTCGCGATCTGATATTGCGCCACTTTCGTTCTCCGAGCAGGAAAGATTTGAAAACATCACACGCGCTCTGCACCAAATAGATGCGCAATTCGCCAATGGCGGCGGGAAAAAATTATCCCAAAAAGAGCGCGGCGAACTTGGCCTTAAAAAACAGCAATTACAGGCCGCTAAGAATGAGCTTCGCCAGAAACTGCATGTGACCGCAAATGCCGTGACGTTCGAGTGCCTCTTTGTTGAGGCCGCGAAAGAGCGAATCGAGCCGCGATTGTTCAAGATGATTTCGGAGGACGTATGGGCCGCGATCCGAGAGATTGACAGGCTTAAGCAGGAAGGATTAGCGTCCTGATACGCAAAACCCCCAAGGTTTCGAGCCGAGGGGGTTAGCGCCGAGAGGTGGATTCTCGGGAAGAATGGTGGGGACTTCGTTCGTCGGCTAATTTACTAGCCATAGCGGTCCTCGCCGTCAACCCCTCCCATCCATCGGTATAGTCATAGGCTCAACGGGCGGTAGACGCTGGCGTTGGGCTGGCAGGCGCTACCAGTGGGTCCGTCCAGCGCAGCGGTGGTCCGAAAGGTTCTGGGCCGCAAGAACGGGGTGGGTGCCAAGATGCCCACAAAAGAGCAGAGAACCAAGAGCGCGGCTATCTCAGCAGACCGCCCTCGCCTGTAAGCGTCGGCTCGTCTCGAAGGGCAAGACCCCAGGCTGGAACGGCTTCACCTCGTAAATGGTGGGGGAAGCCGTCCTATGCCCGATCACATCGAACTGAACTCAAGGGCATGAAGCTTCAAGATAGACAAGAATACAGGAGTTTAGCACAGTTTCAGGCTCTTTTTCTTCCAAAGAACATTGGGAAAAAAACTTTACCCCGTTAACCATTTTGGCAAATCACAGGAGGCGACATGGAGAATACAGAGGATTTCGACACGTTCTATGAGGTATATCCCCGCCATATTGAGCGGGATGACGCACTGAGAGCCTATAAGAAGGCTCTACAGGCCGGATTTACTCCCATGCAGCTATTCGACGGGGCTGCTAAATTCGCCGCCAGCGTGCGCGAGAGAATGACTGAGCAGACGTTTATCCCCTATCCTGGCACATGGCTACGCAAGCGCGGCTTTCTGGCAAACTATGCTCTTGAGACTACCCCATTCGTAGGCACGCCCAACCCGATCAGCGCCTGTACATGGGAGCCCAAGCCACCCATGCACGACAGCCGACCAATTATGTGGTGGCTTCTTCCCAAGCCGCTCTGGAAATCGCACTGGAAAGAGAGCGATATTCCGAAGGGCGAACGGGCTCGGGCGTAAGAGCCGAAAGGTCGGGACGATTTTAGGAGGGTCTCATGAGCAACTACTGGCGCGATCTCCGCCCAGAAAACGAAAAGCTAGTCTCATTCTGGCTATTCTTTCTCGCGGCATTCGGCTATCTGATGATGCTGGTGTTCAGGTGAGCCATGCCGAGCAAGTCAGGCAAGCAGCACAGGTTCTTTGAAATGGTCGCTCACGATCCGGCAGCAGCCAAGCGCGTCGGCGTCCCTCAGTCGGTCGCCCAGGATTTCGTTCAAGCCGACAAGGGTAAGACATTCAAGGCCAAACCAAAAGGCTTTTCCGCAAAACAGCGCACCGGCAAGTCAAAGTCCTACACTGGCGCGTAAATGACGAACTCCTTTGGCACAACGACAAACCTAGTTACAGCCACAGGCGGCGGCGCTATTACCCTCACAAACATTCCCTATTGCGAACATTCCTACATCCAGAATCAGGACACGGCGTCGCTAAAGCTGTCATTCCCTTCCGATACGAATTTCGGCCCAATTATTCTTTCCGCAGCGCCGGCCACAGGCGGTGCTGGCGGATGGTGGGACACAATTGGATTCCCGTATTTTGGCGACGTGACGCTTACGTCAACTATTGCGACACACCAATTCGGTTCAGGCACTTCCAAAGCAGGCCCAATTGCGGCTATGACACAGACAGGCGGTAGAGGGGTACAGAATGTCCGTGGCTGAATGTTTCACGTGAAACAATGGTAGCACGCACGCCAGAATATGTCGCAAACGGCGCAACAAAGTTGCGAGCCGAACAGATCGGATATAGGAAGGGCACAGAAACTCGATTTCAGCCGGGCAACAACGCCAATCCACAAGGTGGCATTCTCGGGGCCAAAAAGCGCCTTGGAAACAAATTTGTCGATAGCGTTGTGGAGAATTGGCAGGAGAACGGCGCAGAGGCTCTCACGGCTGTTGCGAAGGATAATCCGGCGAGATACTTGGATTTTGTTGCCAGTCTCCTCCCACAAGAGGCCACGGTGAATGTCAACAGCACTACCGAAGTTGGACCTGGGCTTGACCGACTATCCGGCGCTCTTGAGTGGCTTGGTGAACTTGCCGTCCAACTTCGACAGAGTCGAGGTGCTACAGCACCTATGCCGGACGGACCTCTACTTCCTGCTCCGGTACGCGCTGAACAGGACTGATATTGAGAACCAATGGCTGTTCGACCGATGCCGTGAAGTCCAAGCCAGTCCGGACGGCTACATCGACCTATGGGCTCGGGAGCACTACAAGAGCACCATCATCACCCTGGGCCTCACCCTCCAGAACCTGCTTAATGATCCAGAGCTTACGGTCGGCATTTTCAGCCACACGCGCCCGATCGCCAAGGGCTTCCTGCGCCAGCTTAAACGGGAGTTTGAGACCAACGACAGGCTCAAGTCCTGGTTCCCCGACATCCTATACAGCAACCCACAGAAAGACGCTCCCAAGTGGTCCGAGGATGACGGGCTGATCCTCAAGCGTAAGTCCAACCCTAAAGAATCCACAGTTGAGGCTCACGGCCTGGTAGACGGCCAGCCCACATCCAAGCACTACAAGCTCATGGTGTACGATGATGTCGTGACCCGCGAATCCGTGACTACTCCTGACATGATTCAGAAAGTCACTGAGGCGTGGGAGTTATCCCGATCCCTGACCAGCGAGGGTGGGCGAACCCGTTACATCGGCACGCGCTACCATTTCAACGACACATATCGGGAAATCATCAAGCGAGAAGCTGCGATCCCAAGGATCTATGCGGCCACACGGGACGGCACCGTAGAGGGTGAGCCTGTGCTAATGTCCTCCGAGCGTTTGGCACAGAAGCGCAGGGAGCAAGGGCCCTACACCTTCGCGAGCCAGATGCTGCTCAACCCGGTTGCCGACGATACCCAAGGCTTCAAGTTCGACTGGATCAACTATTTCGAGGACAAGGGCGATGGGCAGGGTTTCAACAAATATATCCTGGTTGACCCGGCGAGTGCGAAGAAACGCCAGAGCGATTTCACGGCTATCTTCGTCATTGGCCTCGGCATGGACTCGAACTACTACGTCCTCGATCTACTTCGGGACCGACTTTCGCTCACTGAAAGGGCCGATGCTCTTTTCCATCTCCATAAGCGCTGGAAGCCCAAGAAAGTGGGGTATGAACGATATGGCATGATGGCCGACATCGAGCACATCAAGGACCGGCAGAATCGGGAGAACTACCGCTTTGAGATTGTAGAACTTGGCGGTAGTATGCCGAAGCTGGACCGCATCAGGCGGTTGGTCCCGTTGTTCGAGGCTGGGCGCATGTACTTCCCCGAGACGGTCTATCGCACGAACTACGAGGGCAAGACGATAGAGCTAGTCCAGACATTCATCGAGGAAGAATACAAGGCGTTCCCGGTCGGGCTTCACGATGATTTGCTCGACTGCCTGGCGCGCATCCTCGATCCCGACATGCAGATCGTATGGCCCAAACAGGCCCCTGAAAACCCCCGCTACGCTGCGCACAAGAAACCGGCGAAGCGCACGAGCTGGATGGCGGCATGACCGACCTTGCTCTCTTCGTAGCTTTCTGCGCCGTCGCGCTTGTCATCGTTGTCGTGCGGAATAGCTGATGCTGACCCTCGCCGACGAGCCGACCATCCGCAACGCCATCCTTCGCCGGTTGAGCAAGGAGCGCGGTATCCAGATCGCTGACATCCTCGTCGTTCCAAGACCGGACTGCATCCGCGTCGGTGTACTCTTCACCAAGGACGGCCCACAGAAGGGCGATGCGAAGCTGATCGTCCGATCGATCTTTGAGCTCCCGCCCCAATTCCAGCACGCCCATCTTATCGCTGAGATTGACGAGATTGCGGAGGGAGCAAAACAAGCCAAACGTGATTGGGGCATAGGCAGCGCGATCATAGCGCCCGATGTGAGGCTGAAGGGCACTGGCGAGCGCGGGAACTGGATCAGGTACGCATGAGCGCCAAGGGCAAAGCCTCCGACAATGAGGACACGGGCACAGGCGAGCAGCCTGACCTGTTCACAATGCTTCAGGAGCAATTCAGGCGCGCTGCCGATCTAAGCCACGAGTGGAGGCTTGAAGCCCGCCAGTGCTACGACTTCGTATCCGGCCAGCAATGGACGGAGGAAGATGCTGCGGAGATGAAGCTGAAGCAGCGTCCGATCGTGACCTTCAACCGCGTGGGCTCAGTGGTCGATTCAGTATCCGGCCTCGAAGTCTCCAACCGGCAGGAAGTGAAATATTTCCCCCGGCAGGTAGGCGCATCAGGCGTCAATGACCTTCTGACCGCAGCAGCAAAATGGGTACGGGACGAATGCAATGCAGAGGACGAGGAATCTGACAGCTTCAACGACCAGATCGTATCCGGTATGGGATGGACGGAAACAAGACTGGACTATGATGAGGATCCCAATGGCCGGTTGGTCATTCAACGGGTCGATCCTCTGGAGATGTTCTGGGATGCAGGCTCCAGACGGCGTAACTTGGTCGATGCCCGACACGTTTTCCGCGTCAAGGAAATAGCCATAGAAGATGCTGAGCAGATGTTCCCCGGCGAAGAGATCGAGGACATCAGCGTTCAATGGGCAACCGACATGGACGCCGAGGCCAAGCAACCTCACGACGCCCAACAGGCCCCATTCTACCGCAACGATCAAAGCCCCGACGTTGACAAGCGGACGACCAAGATCAGGGTTGTCGAGGCGCAATGGTGGGAGCTCGAAAAGGCGTTCCGGGTAGTCGATCCCCAGTCAGGGCAAATACAGGTCGTTTCCGAGGAAGACCACGCCAAGCTGAAGGGGCGCGTTGACCAGCTCAACAAGCAGCTAGGCAAGATCGCTATCCCCCTCATCTCTGCCCCGATGAAGCGCCGCAAATACTGGCGCGCGTTCTTGGGTTCAAAGCTTCTCAAGAAGTGGGATGGGCCGGCAGAGGGTGGTTTTACCTACAAGTGCATGACGGGCAAACGGGACCGCAACCATTCGACATGGTATGGCCTCGTCCGGGCCATGATCGACCCGCAGAAGTGGGCAAATAAGTGGCTCGCCCAAGTCATGTTCATCATCAACACGAACGCGAAGGGCGGAATTCTTGCGGAATCGGATGCATTCGACAATCCGCAAGAAGCGATGGAGAATTGGTCGGACCCGAGTGCGGTAACGCTCGTCACGCCCGGCGCGCTTCAGAACGAGAAGATCAAAGAAAAGCAGGCTATCCAGTACCCCGAAGGCATAGATCGCCTAATGCAGTTCGCCATCTCAAGCATCCGGGACGTATCGGGGGTCAATCTTGAGCTCTTGGGCATGGCGGCGCAGGACCAGCCGGGAGTTCTTGAGCACCAGCGCAAGCAAGCGGCCATGTCGATCCTGGCCGGCATGTTTGACAGCCTCAGACACTACCGCAAGGACCAGGGCAAGCTCATGCTCTGGTACATTACGAACTTCCTGGCCGATGGCAGGCTGATCAAAATCGGTGGGCCAAGTAATGCCCAGTATATCCCCCTGATCCATCAGTCCGACACGACCGAATATGACGTGATCGTCGATGACACGCCGAACTCACCAAACCAGAAGGATCAAGTCTGGCTCATGCTCGTGCAGATGATGCCGATGCTAACCCGGATGCAGCTTCCGCCGCAACTTTTGCTCAAGCTATTTGAGTATAGCCCATTCCCTGCATCTCTCGTGGCCGACATCAACACGGCAGTCCAGCAGCAAAGCCAGCAGCAACCGCAGCAAGACCCAAAGCTGATCGAGGCTAATGCCAAGGCACAGGCGGCTCAGGTCACGGCGCAGAGCAATGCGCAGACTGAGGCAGCTCGAGCTCAATGGCACTTGGCAGAGGCTCAGGCGACCACGGCACGGCACATGGCCGATACCAAGCTTCAACAGTCCGAGGAGTTCGCCAACTATGCGAAGGGTATGCAGGCACTCGCAGCAGCGAACTCAACGCAGATGGACCAGCGGGTGAGCGCGGTTGAGATGCTCATGAACTCGCTCCAGCAGGCTCACGATATGCACCTGAACGCTCAGGGCCAGCAATTCGACCAGCAAATCCAGCAACAGCAAGTAGACCAACAGGGGCAGCAGAATGGCCAAGGCCAAGGCAGCGCTTAATCCCGGCGTCACTCCCGCGATGAGCGAGGGCGAGTCGAAGTTCTTTGAGACGCGCGGCGAGGAGGATATTCCAGCCGCTGCGAGCGAACCAGCCGCGCCTGAACTTCCCATTCCCGAGCCCACTACTCCCGAGCCATTGGCCGCAGAGCCCGAGGAGATCGAGGAGGAGCACGCTCCCGACGCGGCCGGCACCAAGCCGCCCAAGGGCTATGTCTCGGTCAATGCGTTACGCGAGGAGCGCGAGAAGCGCCGGGCGAAGGAGCAGGAATTTACTGTCCTGAATACCCGCCTCGAAACCCTGATGCAGCTTGCCAACGCGCAGCAGCAGCAGGCTCAGACGCAACAGCAGCAGACAGCGGCCCCGGAAATCCCCGACGTGACCGTTGATCCGGTTGGCCATTTTAAAGCCAAGAATGCGCTTCTTGAGCAGCAGGTCGCCCAACTTGCGAATGGTTTTCAACAGCAGAATCAGCAGCAGACGGTCCAGAGCAACATCGCCAGGCTGACCCAGATCGCCACGGCCCAAGAGCAGGAGTTCTCCAAGACCACGCCCGACTATCAGGAAGCCGCTGAGTTCGTGAAGGGCTTGCGGGATATGCAGCTTCAGGCTCTCGGAGCCACCGATCCTGCCCAACGCCAAATCCTTCTCCAGCAGGAAGCCATGCAGATCGCGGCCGGCGCGCTCCAGAACAACAAGAACCCAGCCTCAGTCATCTATGACATCGCCAAAGCGAGCGGATGGAAGCCAAAACCTGCAGGGCAGTCCTCTGCATCAGTTGATGCTTCTGCAGCCGCCATGAAAGGTGCGCTTGCCTCTGCCATCACGCCAGCCAAACAGGTGCAGATGGCAGCGGCGGGACAGGTCGCAGGTCAAAGCCTCGGGCAAGTTAATGGCTCGTCCACCCCTCCCACCACACTTGAATCGCTGTTGAAATTGAGCGATAAGGAATTTGCTGAAAAGACGAAGGGCGACAAGTGGCGCGAGCTACTTGAACCCAGACGCTAATTCAGCCCCTGTTCTCGGGTCAGTAAAACCCGTTCGCCCTCCGTCCCTTGCGTTAATGGGCGGTTCGTCTTGGTCACGTGACGGCCAAAGGAACCGATCCCATCAACCAACGGAGGCTTGCCACAAATGGCAAACACCAATTACGGAGTGAACGACCCGCTGGCGGTCAAGCTCTGGAGCAAAAAGCTTTCGGTCGAAGCGTTGAAGGAGACGCAGGCCGCGAAGTTCATGGGGACCGACTCAGGCTCCCTCATTCAGATCAAGGACGAAACGCAGAAGTCTGCGGGTGACAAGATCACTTACGGCCTGCGTATGCAGTTGACCGGGGCAGGTATCCTGGGCGACGGCACACTGGAAGGAAACGAGGAGGCGCTTACCACCTACTCCGATTCCGTCCTGCTCAACCAACTTCGCCATGCAGTTCGGTCTGCCGGCCGCATGTCACAACAGCGCGTTCCGTTCGATGTTCGCATGGAAGCGCTTTCTGGACTTCGTGACTGGTGGGCGGATAGGTTTGACTTCGCTTTCTTCAACCAGATCGCGGGCAACACGGTCCAGACCGACACGCGCTACACCGGCAACAATGCCACGATCGCGCCGGATGGCATCCCCTCGGGCGCTACAGCCACCTCAGGGCATTACTACAACGTCCATCTGACCGGCGACGACTCGTCCCTGACCTCCGCAGATACGCTTGTCATCAGCGTGTTCGATGCTGCGGTGGAACGCGCCAAGACGCTCACCCCTGCCATTCGTCCCGTGCGGACCCAAGGCAAGGACTTCTATGTCGGCTTCCTGCATCCATACCAAGTCACCGCCATGCGAACCAACACCAATACTGGTCAATGGTTCGACATCCAGAAGGCGGCAGAGACGGGCGGCGAGCTTGAGGACAACCCGATCTTCACGGGAGCCCTCGGCGTCTACAACGGCGTCATCATGCATTCCGACTATCGCGTTCCTGTCGGCTGTGTGAGCACGACCGCATATGCCAATACCCGTCGCGGTGTCGTCTGCGGCGCGCAGGCGGCAATGCTTGCCTTCGGTCGAGACAATGGACCGGAGCGGTATACGTGGGTCGAGGAACTCTTCGACTACGAGAACGAGCTTGGCGTGTCGGGCGGAACGATCTTCGGTCTCAAGAAAACGGTGTTTAACAGCACTGACTTCTCGACCGTCGTCGTCTCGTCCTACGCGACCGGCAAATAAGGAGGAATGAACAGTGGCTAATCAAACTGCAACCGACTACGGCCTGATTCCTCCGCGCTCCGTGCATGTGGGGACCAACCGTATGCATACCAACATCATCACCACGATCTCCTCCTCGGCATCGGACAATATGTACATGTTCCTGATCCCGCAGGATTGCTTCGTGGTGGGCGGTGGCATCAAGGCAAGCGTTCCCTCTGGTACGATCGGTAACACGATCCTCCAGATCGGCACGCCGGCCAACGAGACTTTGTTTGGCACTTACACGCTATCGGGAACTGCGGTCCTTTCGACCAAGTTCTCGACGCTGATCTCGCCGGTCACGGTCTCATCTTCGGGAACGGATGCGCTTACGCCTGTGGTCATTGCCGTGCTGTCATCCACGACAACGACCACATCGCTCAGCATCTACCTTCTCCTGGAATATGTGATGCCAGGAAATATCAACTGACATGTCGCTGCCTACGGAGGGGGTAATCGTGCCCCCTCCGGTTTTTCTCATGGATTGGGAATGAGAACGATCAAGGAAATCACGGAAGAAGCCTTCGCCTACCACAAAGCCGGTAATCTGGACATGGCGGCGAGGATTTACGATCAACTCCTCGGGCAGCTCGAAAAGCCGGACCCGAACGTCCTGTTCGGATATGGCACGCTTCTAGTCGGCCAGCAAAAATATGGCCTCGGCATGTGCCTGCTGCGGGCTTCGATTTCCATCTATCCAAAGCACGCTGCCACGTGGGCGAATCTTGGCTGCGCCTGCAAGTTCATGGGCAGGGACGAGGAGGCGTGGCAAGCCTATCTCCAGGCCGATGCACTTGAACCGAATACGCCTGATGTACTGGCCGGCATGGCAGGATATTGGGTCAACAAGAACGAGTCAGGGAAGGTCGAGGAGTTCGCACGCCGCGCCTTGGCTGTTGCTCCCAACCACGAAGCCGCCAACATGCATCTTGCCTTGGCACTGCTTGAGCAGGGCCGCTACGAGGAGGCATGGCCGCGCTATGAATGGCGCTGGGAAACGACAGAGCGCAAGAACGACAAGCGCCCCTACAAGGCTCCCAGATGGGATGGGAAGAAGGTCAACTTCCTCGCGATACATGGCGAGCAGGGCCTGGGCGACGAGATCCTTTTCATGTCGCTGTTTCCCAAGGCGCGGGAACTGGCGAACGAGATAGTGATCGAGTGCGCTGAGCGCCTTGTTCCCACCTTCAAGGATTCGTTTGGCGTCCGCTGCTATCCCGATCACAAGACACTGATCGAGAATGAGGGCGAGCCTGACGCCTATATCCCGATGGGTTCACTGCCCCTTGTCCTTGGCAACCCGGATGGCAAGCCTTTCCTGAAGCGTCCGCACTTTGTCAGTTCAGGCAAGCCCAAGATTGGCATTGCTTGGAGAGGTGGCACGGTCAGGACCAATCACAAAGAGCGCTCGATCAAGCTGGAAATGCTCCGGCCCATCTTCGATGTCGTCGATGCGGATTTTATCTCGATCCAGTACGGCGATGATGATGTTGAGCGGGAGGGTCAGGAGAACGGCCTGATCACGGGACCGCGCGACTTCGATTCCCTGCATCGTCGTATCGCCATGTGCGACCTCGTGATTTCGGCGTGTCAGACTTCTGTGCACCAAGCAGGGGCAATGGGTGTGGATTGCTGGGTGATGACGCCCAAGCGTGCCGCCTGGCGCTACTGCCGCGAGAACATGATGCCTTGGTATGAAAGCGTGCGCCTGTTCCGTCAGGAGAACGATGGCGAGTGGGAGCCGGTGATCGAGAAGATCGCAGAGCAATTGGGAGCGCGCTATGCAGCAATCGCCGCTTGATATTGTTCTGTTCTACGCTGACCTCGGCAGGCATTACATGCCCTGCATTCAGAGGCTCAACTGGTCCGTTCGCAGGACCATGCCGGATGCCCGCCTTGTGCTCCTGACGCCAACACCATTGCCGAAGTTCACGCCCTTTTTCGACAAGGTTGTCGATCTCTCCAAAGCCATGACCACGACAGACGAGACCGTCTGTTATGACCGGGTACGAGCCTTGGTCTCATGGCAGATGATGACAGAGACGAACACGCTCCACGTCGATCCAGATCTTGAGTTTCGCCGGCCGGTTGAGTTCTCCGATGATTTTGACATTGGGCTACTCTGGCGCAAGCGCAAACCGGACCAACCAGTCAATACTGGGATGATCCTCGCCAAGCCGGGGCATCATGACTTCTGGGTTCACTATGGCGCTATCGCGGCCAATCTTCCGCTCAAACTAAGAGGCTGGTGGTGCGACCAGCTTGC